TTTTTCTTCTTCTAAAGTTTCTTTAACTTCAGAAATTCTAGATGATACTGCAGCTTCAAATATTGTTTCAGCTTTAGATTTAAACTCATCAGAAAAGTCTTCACCTTCTAGAAGTGCATCAACATCTTTTCTGACATCAACACTCTCAGGCATTTTCTTTTTCTTTTCGTCATCATCACCGTGCATTTTCATAGCATTTGTTTTTTTCATACCATTACCATACTCAACAATACCTTTTGCGAGTGCAGCTTTGGTCATACCTTTGGTGTACTGATTAACGAGTTCAGTTTTAGAAAGTTTAGATAATTTAGATATTTGTTCGTCCATATCGTCATCATCGTCTTCTTCATCATCTTTTTTCATCATTTTTTTAGGTTCTTCATCGTCCTCGTGAGCGCCTTCTTTAATTTTGTCGGCTGGTTCTGGAGGAACAGCACCTTTAGTCGGTGCAGAAGAGTCCTTTTTAACTTTTTTTGCAGAGTCTGGTTTTCCAACCATATTTGCATCTTTTTCAGGGGTTGGGCCGCCTACATCTTCTGGTTTTTCACCATCTTTCATTTTTGGCATAGGGTCTGCCTTACCACCAGTAGAATTCGGTTGTTTGCCGTTGGCTTCATCTAGTTCCGCTACGACTTCTTTTTCCAACTCCTCAATAGTCTTATCTAGTTCTGACATTGAAGGTTCTCCTTGTTTTTATTATCATTATTATTTATAGTTTTATAACTTTTTAAGAAATTTTGCAAACGCAAGTGCTTCCAAATTTGGAATTTTTTTACGCACAGAATCCTCAATAGTTTCAACTATATCATTTATTTCAACTTCTTTTAGAAGTCCATTATTCCAAACCCATTCTTTACCTTCCATAATTCCGTTTACGAAAGCTTTAGGTGCAGAAGGGTCTGCAACTATATCAGCAGCAGCTGCCAACATAAAATCTGGTTTAACATAATTTGCACCGTTCTTCTGTTCAAGACTACCCATACCTCTAGAAGAAACACCAAGTGTGCCACCCTCATCCATAATGTTTTTTACTATTTTACCCATTGGGGTATTCATAATTTTTGCTTCACCTATGAAATTATCTCCATCTCTTTCAAGAGATGTAACCATATGTGAAACTCTATCTAAATTTACAGTAGGGCCTTCTGGGTGTCCAAGTTCACCATATGCACGATTATTTTCAATAAATTTATCAGAGTATCTTTTTACTTCTTTTTCTAACACTTCAGTTGGATAAACTCTACCATTACGGTTCTTTATGTTTCCTTGCATAAAGATACCTTTTATCTTATAATTCTTCTTACCATTATCGTCTTCTTCTGCAAGAAACTTTACATCTTCTAATGCTTCAGATATTAATTTCATTCATCTTTCCTTATGATAGGTTATTATAACCAGAAACTTTTCTTAATTTCATAATAACAAAACCAACACAAGCTGCATCATTTTCCATATCAATATCACCATCTACACCAGTTCCACCATTATTTGTGATTGGTGGTAATTGTTGACTACCGATATTAAAATTACCATTACCATTTAATGTAAGTGCAGTTACTGGAGCATCTGCGTGAAACTCTATTTCAGTAGTAGAACTTACACTCCAAGTACAAGATACAATCGCAAGTCTGGGGTCAGTTGAAGCACCAGAAAGTGCAGATGCATCTACAACTCCAGTTGCAGTACCATTTGTCCCAGTAATTGTGACATGAACGACTGTTTCAAAGTCTGTATCTTTTAATGTTCTTGATACATATGCCATTTTACTTTCCTATCGTTAACATTTCTCTTTCAAAGTAATTCATCAATTCTTTGTTTGTTACTTTGTGTTTCTTAGAAACTAAATTAATATTGTTCTCAAAACTATTTATAAAATCTGAAGAGTTAGAATCCATTTTATTGAATATTTCATCAACTGCCTTCTTCATTTTAGGAGTCAGTTTTTTATATTCTTTACTTCTTTTATGTTCGTCTTTTTCTACTATTTTAGAGTAAAAATTATCAAACCTCATCGTCCCCTACCTCTGGTATATGTGATGTTACCATATCTTTTGCAATAGTCTGTCTTTCTTTTTCTAAAGTTTCTCCAACTTTATCAGACATGATATTTTTAAAATCAGACTCTGACTCTAAATTGTTACCACTAACTATATTATCAACCATTGATTTTATTTTTTCCTGGCTCATTACCATCTCCTTTTTGTTCAAAGTTATTGTCGCCATCTTCTCCGTTATCGTCACCCTCACTATCCATTTGTTTTTGCATCTCACCTATTTCATCATCTGTTAGGTGTAATACATTTTTCTTAACCCACTCTTTAGAGAAATATGTACCAACATAGTTTTCTACTTGTGATAACATTTCTAATCTCTCTTTAAGTAGTTCTGCATTTTTTAATTCTGTAAAGTTGTTATCTTGTAAGAAATCAAACTGTATATGTTCAGACATTGATTTCCATTCTTCTTCTGCAATAACACCAGTAAGAATTAATTGTGTTTTAAGTAAATCATTAAAGATTACTGAGAATTTCTTTCTTAACTTACCTACAAATTTAGTAAATTTTAATTCATCTCTTGTAATCTCTGTTGACCTACCTAACGAAAAGTTTTGTTCTGCTTCTAATCTTGAGATAGGAACATTTAATGAACGATACAACTTTCTTTGAAAGTATGTAATATCATCTATCTCACCAAGATTTGCACCACCAGGCAGTGTAGTAATCTCTGTACCTCTACCACCTTCTCTTCTTGGTAACCAAAAATCTTCTAACATAGACATATGATTTCTATCGTCACGAATCTCACCAGTAGATGCATCATATACTAGTTTGTTACGATAACGATTCATAACATCTTTTAGATATTGTTCTGCTTTTATTTTAGGTAAATTACCTACATCAATATAAAATATTCTTCTTTCTGGAGCTCTTGATATTCTGTATATTACAACAGAGTCTTCAATCATTCTTAATTGATTTACTGGTTTGATTGCTTTATTAAGATACGATAATACAGTGCCTTTATGCATATCAATAAGTCCAGAAGGACAATATGCGATTGAATCAAATGTTAATTTAACACCAGTAGAAGTATTATTTACTTGGTGTCCGTGTTGATTATATATGTAAAACTCTTTAAACTTTTTTACAACATCAACTTGACCTCTTTTACCAGTTTGTACTTCTCTAACTTTTTTAATTTTTCTAGGGTCTATATAACGAAGTTGTTGAATACCTTTTCTAGGATTTTGTGAATCAATAACTTTGTGATAGAATATTCTTCCATCTACATACCATCTTCTAAAAATATCGTGTGCTTTATTATTAAAATCTAATAGTTGAAGAATTCTTTCAAACTCTTCTTTTATTCTTTTTTTAATTGTAGCAGAGACTTGTAAATTATCTAATACAACAGATACACACATATCTCTTTCATCAGATGCGATTGCTTCACTTACGATATCCTCTATTGCACTATCACACTCTGGTTGTATTGCAATATCTCTATATCTTCGGATTAAATCATCTTCTGTGCGTGAACGACCATCTGTGTCTAGGATTGTGGAATAGAAACCACCACCAGATATATCGTATGTACCATCATCAGTAGCTGGAGGCGTTACTGCCCCCAACTCCTTTTCTTTTCTTTTTATTTCAAAACCAAAAAACTCAGCCATTATCTACAACTCCTTTATATTGTTATATTTATAGAGTTATAAATTGATGCCTGTGACTCTGAATGTGTCATATCTCCAAGTAATATCAAACTGTTCAATAGCATCGTTAGTATCATATGCAAGTTCTATTGCACCTAACGCTTGAGGATAACAACCTTCAAGTACATATTGATGAAGAATTGTATCATCTCTATCTAGTTGTTGAACAATCATATCTACTCTATAATCAGCTGGGTTGGTTGCACCAGTATTATTAACTAAGTCATTAATACCGTTCATCCATCTTTCAACTTCTCTACGAACTCCAAAATCTGTATCGTTAAATACAGAAGTAGTCCATACTTCAAAAGTTCTTTCACCAGCAACATAAAGTTGTCTACCTCTGAATGGAATTGCAATTTCAGCAAGTGTTTGACCAGGCAAAGATGCTGACCTACACAGAAATGCAAACTGTTCAGTATTGATAGCTGCAGTTACTTGTCCGACTGGGGGAGGTAATATTACCCTAAACTGATTGGCACGAGCACCACCACCAGCAAGTCTTGATTTAAAGTCGTTAATATTTGCCATCTAATTACCCTCCTATCTCTGTAAACGCAACACCAGTTCGTACAGCGACAAAGTTAAGAGTGATAAAGTTGATAGACCTAGTTGGTTTGACAAAAATGTCTGCAACAAATTCGTTTCTATCAATTACTTCACCAGTGTTATTAGTTTCATCTGCAACTACTTTAAAGTCAGTAATACCTCTTCGTCCTTGAATCTCTCTCAAGAAAGGTTCTACTAAATTTTTAAACTGAGCTCTTGTAAATTCATCATTGAACTCAAATAGTTGGAACTTAGCTGCAGTTGCGATTGCTTTTTCAAGAATAATGAATAGTCTTCTAACATTAATTCTGTCAAACGCACTTGGTTTTGCAAGAGCAGTCTTATCACCAAATAACACAGTACCTTGGCCAGGAAATGAGTTAACTGGATTAATTCTTGCTTTATATAGTGTATCTCTTTGGTCTTTGTTAGGTTCGTATGCAAGTTTAACTGCACCTCTAATTTGACCTCTGGTAAAACCAGCAGGAGAGAAAAATGCATCTGCAACAGATTCAGTAAACGCAGTTACACCAGCAATATCACCATTTAATGGTACATAACGATATACATCGTTAAATCTATCATATTGGTATTTGTAACCACTATCAAAAACTGCAAATGATGTACTTGGAAGTAAATCAAAAAAGTTTTTAACTTGAGATGTTTGTGTATTAGAATCTGCAACGCCTACAACATCACTTCTTTCTGGAGAAATAAAGACTAATGCATCTTTTCTTTTCTCAACAATAGTGATTAAGTTTGTTGCAAGAGTTGAGGTTGCTTTTGCAGCCATAATTAGGTTTACATCAACTGCTTCACCGTCATCAAATCTTGCGTATGCAGTAAGTTGCTCACCGTCTGTAACAGCATAATCGTCTGTTCCATTTGCAAGAGTAGACCTATCTACATTTTCTACACCTCCACCTAATGAATTAAAAGCAGATACTCCTTGTACTGATGAATCAGAAACTAGAGCTTGACCCCAGTCACCAGAACCATCAATAGCAGAAGTCGGATGGTCACCCCAATATACAAATTTAGAATCTCTGTAAATTACATCTGGATAATAATTTGAATTACCTTGAGGTGTAGTTGCTTCTGAGTGTTTAGATACAAATGCAAATGTTTCTAGTACAGAGTTTAATCTCTCACCAGCAACATCGTTATCAAAACCAGTTTGTTTACCAGTTGAGTCATATACAACTATGTGTATTTCGTCATTTGTAACACCTCTTGCAGTTGCAAATTCAGATGTGCCTGGAGCTGTATCAAATAAGTCTGCAAATCTCCAGAATCTTTTTATATGTGAATCATCTGCTAAATCTGCAATTAATCCACCACCAGCAGGGTCATCTAATTGTCTTATTGTTATAGTTTCAGCACTTGTATCAGTGGAAACAATTTCGTATTTTTGTCCTTCATGTCCAGTTGCAAAAGTTGTTGCTCCTGATGTGGTATAAAATTCTATTACCTCACCAGCTTGAAAATCAGTTGCATCAATAGCATCAACTGTAATTGTGTTTTCACCAGCACTTGCACTTGCATCGTTCACAAGTTTTGTTGATACTGTTGAAAAATTAGCATTATCACATATGTCTATTTTAATTCCGTTTGCGTGTGTTCCAGCAGTTCTTGCTGACCAAGTTCCGTGAGTACCTTGACCGTCTGCAAAAGACTCTTGATAATGCAAAGTGTTTCTGATTAAAACACCAGAACCACCAGAAGATGCATTTTTAATCGTACTTTCAGTTCTTACAACTCTTAGCGAATTTGAATACTGTAAAAAGTTTGCAGCTGTGAAAAAATACTCAAAGTTACTTGCATTTGGTTTACCAAACACCTCAACGAGTTGTTTTTCTGAACTGATACTTGTTATTTCACTTACTGGCCCTTTTTCAAAGGGGCCACAAACAGCACCAATGGTTGTAGAAACGGCAGGAACGATATTCGTTAGGTCAACTTCTTTGACTTCCACGCCTGGAGAAACTTGAAATCCCATATTTCTACTCCTTATATAGTTTTATTAATCTACTACAATTATATTTATAAAAAATCATTTTTTGTATGTTTGTTTTTATACCAAGTCTAAATATAAATATGAGTGAGCATTATCAAAAATATCGTAATACAATACGAAAAGTTGCACGAAGACATCGTAGACTAAAGGATAAATGGATTAACGAACAGTTAAGAGACAAATCTTGTAAATATTGTGGTGAATCTGAGATAATCGTATTAAAATTTTATCCAGATGATAGAAAGATTCGTGCAGATTCTAAAAAGAAAAGTTTAAAAAAAGATACTAGAAAATTGTTATTAGAACAAATAGATAACAATGTAATAGTTTGTCATAATTGTTTTTTAAAAAAAGATAATGATTTAATTGATGAAGATGCATTTACCAATTTGTATCATACTTCCTAATAACTGGTGTCCACCTCTCACCATACTCATCTATTTGTGGTATAGGGTCATCAATACCATTATCTAAAAAACCAAATGGTGCAAGGTCTTGTTCTAATTGATTTTGACTCTCTGCAAATAATTTAGCTCTAACATCACTATCAGTGAGTTCTTTGAAATAAGTTTGTCCAGATAACCACGCAAACAATACACAACACATCATTAAATCATCGTGGTGTCCTTCTTCTGCTTGATATGACTGTCCGTGAAGAACAAATGAAGACATCTCTGCAACTATATCGTAATCTTCTAATAGAATCTTATTAGACTCTACCATTGTTTTTAGATTAGAACAACCGATTTTTTTGACTGCCTTAGTTGTTCTCACACCAAGTTGTGATTTACCACCACTAAATCCACCACCAACTATTTGACCAGCACGACCTCTCATACTTGCCATAATTAGATTATCATACTCTAAATCAAATTGTAATGCGTTTGCAACTTGGTCACCAATGTCATTTACTTCTACTAAAACAAATGCTTGATTATATGCAAGTGCAACATCTTTAATAATATTAGGAAATAACATAGGTTTTATTTCATTATTTTTATATTTTGCAACCATACGATATGGTAGTTTAGATACATCAACAACTATAAACGCAGATG